ACTACACTTGTGTAAGTTTATGCAGCATAAAGTTTCTACAAGGTTGCAAGGTACATGTGATTCACTGCGAGCAAGATCTATTAGCAAATTTAATTGAACTCTCTCCAAAAAACGCTCGCCACAAATTTCGACAATGTATATTTGAATCTTGGAACTGGAAATGTGCTTATTGTGACAAAGAATTAGATAGCAAAACTGCAACTATTGATCACATATTACCGAAGTTTAAAGGTGGTCATAATGTCAAATCAAATATGATTTGTTCCTGCTCTAAATGTAATAGATTAAAAGGATCACATTTACTAGAAGATTGGTACAATCCAACATATAAGTTTTACCATGAGGAGAGACTTGATAAGATAAAGCAGTGGATGGATCAAGACAGTTCTATCAAAATCCTTTCCCCAGATAAAGCAACACCTTATATTACAAATGATTTCTACATCGGATGGGTCGCTTCCTGAAGAAGAAGCAAAAGCATTTGCAAAGCAATATGCAGCAGAATTGCAGGAAGAAAA